TGTAACTACAAAAACTATGTTCAAGAAAACTTTGTAATGGTTACTTGTTCAATGAGAATACACGACATACAAGATCCAGAAAGCTATGTTGATATAGAGGGATGTAGTGCAATGGGAAACTTAGATAAGTTTGGTACAGGTAATGGTATGAGCTATGCTAAGAAGTATGCTTATCTAAATGCTTTACATTTAAAGACAGGTTTAGATAATGAAGATGGCTACAAGGCAAAACCTTTTAATAAAATTCCACAATCAAGTGGTACAGAACATGATAACAATCATGTCATGGCAATAGATAATATCGAAAAAGATATTAAAAATGCAAAGAGTATTTATGAACTAAGAAAACTTAGAAACTATAAATACAAAGACGCATTTAATCTTGCTATGAAAAAACACCTTAGAGTTTATAGACAATTAGATGATCTATATGGCACTAAGGAAACACAACTCAATACAGGAGGAGTAACACAATGAGTGAGAAAATATATATAAAATTAACTCACAATGCCGACAAGCAACAAGGAGATAATAGACCAAGTTTTGTTGCACCAATAAATCCAAAATCACCAGAGGGTAAGACCTGGAGAATAGGTGTAAAGATTGGAGATAGTTGGTACAACCAAGCAGGATTTGATGATCTTGACGAACAAGGTAATCCAACAGGGATTATTAATGTAGTCTTGACACCATCAAACACTGGTTCAGCACCTGCTAAAGCGAGAGTACAGCAGTCGTCTTTTGCACCAAACAAGTTTGCAAAAGGTCAAGGATCAGGATATAACAAACCTAACTACAAATATTAATTGTAGTTGAATGGTGTGGCGGAAGTTTTTTTCAGAGCAGCGAATCATGTTGCCTTCCCTTTCTATGGCAATGCTCCCTCTTTATTTGTTTTCTTCTGCCATACCTTTAAATAAATGACTGCTCAATTTGGAATAGGTATGTTTGCCTACAATATGATCTGTCTGATGATAGGTCTTTTGATTGCATACTACATAATAAATAAATGAAAATTACAGACATAGATAAAGAAATAAAAAAGAAGATTGTAGCTAATAGGCAAAAAGAATATGGCGATTATCAATACAATTTTACTATACTTGCAGAGCTTTTTACCTTAATATTAGCACCAAATTTAAAAAAAAAATTAAAGCCACATCAAGTAGGTCAGATAATGATGACACTTAAATTATTCAGAAGTACCAAGGGTTATAAGGCAGATAACTATCACGACCTATCCATCTATAATGATATGACCTTTGACCTACACAAAAAAGATATAGACAAAAATGATAAAAGCCGATAAGTATATAAGAATTAAATCTGGCGAAGCTAGTTTCCAACTGGTTGAAAGATTTGATGAAGTAGAGAAAGCTGCTGATCCTAACGCACAGGGAGAGTATGTAGAATGTGAAGTTACAACAATTAAAATAGACTTCACTAAAGTGAAAAAGGAGAAAGATGGAAAAGCTGAAACAGAACTTCCAAAAGTTACAGGATCTCCAAAGTAAAAAGCATGAGGCATATCTTGTAGCAATGGCTAAAGCTAACAAATTAAAAAGAGATAGCTTTAGATTAATTTGGAAAGTTGAAAGAGCTAAAGAAATGTTGATGCGATAAGCATTAACGTAACGATTGAAAAAAAACAAGAAAAACTGTAGGGGATCTATGACTTTATTAAACGAAGTTTACACAAAACATTTAAAACAAAAAGGTAATAATAATTTTTTAAAGCAATATAAAAAAGCATATTACTTACTAACACAGCTAGAAGAAAATTTATACAAGGGTGGTTTTCAAGAAGGTTATTTGTTGGCACTTAAAACAAGATCAGATGTTGTAGAAAAAGTAGCAAAACAAAGATTTAAAAGCAAACCTTCAAACGAAATAGTTGGCTATCAATTTAAGAAACCAAATAGCAGAGTGATTGATTCAGTAATAAACAAAGTATCTGTTAAGTATGAAATAAATAAAAAAGATTTGTTTGGTAAACAAAGAACAAAAGATATTGTTAGAGCTAGAAATATTATTCACAATATACTTAATGAAAAATATAAAATAAGTTTATCAGATATAGGTAGAATTTTTGGACAGGATCACACCACAGTTTTGTATTCAATAAAAATGAAATTTAATGGTACAAGGTATTGGGGTATGGATCAAACAATATGGCAAGAGTTTGACGAACTAACTAAGTCCTAGCGTAGTTTGGTTTCTTACCTGTTCTTGTTTTTCTTTCAGCAGTTTTCTTTCTTGATACAGCAGCACGTCTTTGTGAAGGTGTCATAGCTCTAGCTTTTGCAGCAGGTACACACTTAGGATAGTTTCTTCTTTTCTCTCCCTTACTTCTGCCACATTTAGGAAAGCCACCACCTTTCTTTGGATTAGCAATGTCTACCCAGTTAGCTTGTACCCAAGATCGTAAACCTTTTGACATTACTTTCTTTTTCTTTTTGTACCTTTAGGTTTTATTCTACCACTACACACACCAGCAGCATACATATTTGCATACGCTGATGGGTATACTTTAAACTTTCGTTTAGCGGCAGCTTTACCTCTAGCACATAACTTAGCCATGTTTTTTTTGTACTGTAAACTTTGCCATCTTTACAGCTCCTTTGTGTGGTTTGTACGTACCTTTCATCAGTTTAAAACTTGAACCTTTTTTCATCCAATGAAAACCTTTAGGTGCTTTTACTGATTTAGTTGTCATACTCTTCTTTTCTTTTTACCTTTTTTTAACTTTGCAAAGTCAGCTCCTGTAATCCTATCTCTAGGTTCAGCAACACGAGCTATCTTCATTTGTTTTTTACTATACTTTTTTTTACCTTTACCTGGCATTAGTACATTCTCCCTTTAGATTTTTTAGCTTTCTTTGCTTTCTTAGCTTTCTTCTTCATTGGTTTTTTCATCTTATATCCTGGCATTGTGCCTCCTTTTTTATTTGACAGTATTTATCAAAACAACTTCCATCACGACCATTGTGGCAAAAGTGCTTCTTCTCTCCATTTATAATCCATCCACCCATAGTATTCAACAACTCTTTTTTACACCAGTTGCAATATCCACAGACAAATTCTCTATACTTGGTTTTATTCCAAGTCTTTCTTTTTAACATTTTTCTTTTTCTTACAGTTACAAAAATCAAATGTTAATACATCATCTAGCTTTTTATTTAAGCCATCAATGTAATCAAAAAACATTTTAAATAATTTATCTAACACTTCCATCTTCTCCTCGCTTGTCTTAGTCTTGAGTTAGGATTCTTAGCAGCTTTAGGAAATCTTTTCATCTGACCTGCTGATCTTGCACAATAAGATTTACGTCTAGCTTTTTCTCTTGCTGT